TTTCAAAAGGTGGATATATTCTTTTAGTTGCAAAATTCTCAATCACTCCTTGACGACTTCCTAATTCTTGAGAAGAATCTAAAGACGAACCTGGCAGAGATGCTTCAGCGCAAAAGAAATCATAAGATGTAATTTCAGGTAGAGTTCTTAAGACTTGAGCGTCATCTAGATGTTTTGTAAGTGGGTCATTAATATCATTTGGATTCTTAGTGAGATGTAAAGACACCTTAAACTGGCTAGTGACCGAAAGAGCACCTAGCATATCAATGATACCAGGAAGACCTTCAGAGGTAGGTTCTGATTGCTTTACATAGAGTGAACCAATACTAGGTTGACCTGCTACTGGACCTTGACCTAATCGTTCCGCCATTACCTAAATACTAAAAATCCTTATATATTTAGGTAATGGGTAGAGAAGTACACTACAGTCAAGGTAAATTTAAGCCAAAGAACCCTGGCAAGTACGATGGTGATAGTTCAAATATTGTGTATCGTTCATCATATGAACTCAAATTTATGCAATATTGTGATTTGAGTGAAAGTATTTTATCGTATCAATCTGAGGAATTCTTTATTCCTTATATCTCTCCTATCGATGCTAAATATCATAAATACTTTCCTGACTTTTTTATTAAGTATAAGGATAAATCTGGGAATATTATAAAAGCTGTAATTGAAGTGAAGCCTGAAAAGGACCTAAAAGAACCAGAAGCAAATCCAAAAAGAAGAACTCGTTCTTGGGCTTACCGAGTCAAAACCTGGGCAGTGAATCAAGCTAAATGGAGTGCAGCTAGAAAGTATTGCGAGGAAAGAGGATACATGTTTAACATTTTCACAGAAAAAAATTTAGGAATTTCACTATGATTTCAGACGACATTAAAAATAAAGCAGGTAAAAAAGGCTATAAAAGTGCAAATTGGTACACTGATAGGTTACTAAATGAACTCTTAGCTTATCAAAAGAAAAATTCTAATCAGGCTGATACTGGTTATATTTCTCCAGGTGACCTTGTATTTTTTCTATATTCTGCAAAATACCCTCAAAAGTATAAGTTTTGGGATCAACATCCTTTAGTGTATATAATGGAAATATATCCAAGTAAGGGATTGTTCTTTGGTGCAAATGTTCATTATCTGAATCCTTCATATAGAGCAGGTGTTACAAAGTCTCTCCTAAATAAACAAGGAGAAGGTAATGCTCCCAGAAAAACATTAAAGAATTATTTGTTTGCGAATGTTGTAACTGATTTATATAAAGTGCCTGAGGATGATTGGGGTGGAGTGTCGTTATTACCAACAGAGAGTTTTGTAGATAAATACGGCAAAAAAGTTCCAAAATATAAGGTTTGGGATTATCCAGATTCACTTTCTTCTCCTTCCTTTAAGTACTGATGGCAACACAGACCATTGACCCTAAGTTTTACAAACCAAACAATCAACCTGCGCCAGGGTTTGGAGAAACTTATTTGAAGTTAGATTATGATAAATCGAATGGCGATGTTATAGTGTCTGTTTATAATATAATAGGTGGAGTTACTGGATTACCTTCTGAAATTTATAGAAATGGTGTTTGGAAGTATAATCCAGGTGCAATTACGAGTGTAGTAGAAAAGGAAGAAGTTCATTCTCTCGTAAAAGAAGTAGTTAATGAAAAGATAGCTAAAGATAAGAGAAATATAATTCCCGCGTTTGTGACTGAAAATGCACCATCACAGGATACTGGATCTTCTGGCACTTCAGTTCCTTCAGCTGATAGTGGTGGATTTTTTGAATCTATAGGAAAAAGTCTAGGAGGGGATTTAGGAATCACTCCTAGACAATTTGAGTCTAAGAATATGAAAGCATTGTTTGATAAAATTGGAGTATTAAAATACCCTATAGACATTATTGATACTCAACAAGATATTCTTAAAATTTCTCAATATACTTATACAGCACCTTATGGCGATGTATTTAAAGGAAAACAGAAAGATACTATATTTAAAACTGGAGCACAAAGGCAATCTGCTCTAAAGGAATTTATACAAACTTTATATCTACCGATTCCAAATAATGTAGCAGACTCAAATTCAGTGAACTGGGGAAGTGGAAGTGAAATCAACACTTTAAGTATGGGGGCTGCAGGGAATATTGGTGCAGCTGCAGGTGCTACTGTAGCTACAAAAATAGCGGCACTCATAGCAGAAAATAGAGGTAAAGCTGAATTAGCTGGAATTTTAGGTTCAACTGAAGCAGCTAATGCATTAGCTAGCGTTCTTATTGGAGGTATAACTAATCCAACTACTGGAGCAGCAATACAGTCATTTATTCTAAAAAAAGCAGGATTTGAAATCTCACCTGAAACTATTCTTTCAAGAGGTTATGGAGTAGTTGCAAACTCAAATATGGAGCTCTTATTTAGTGGTCCAATGTTAAGAGGATTTCAATTTACTTATGTACTCTCACCTCGAAGTGAACGTGAAGCTAAAATGTGCAGAAACATCATTCGCTTTTTTAAGCAAGGAATGGCTGCAAAGAAGAAATTATCCACTGGTTATGGTGAAGCTTCATTTCTATTGAGCACTCCAAATGTGTTTAAGCTCGAGTATAAAACTGTAGATGAAAAGGGTAAACAAATTCATATTGAAGGTTTGAATAAATTTAAAATTTGTGCTCTAACTGGTATGAATGTGAGTTATTCGGATGGTCAATGGTCAGCATTCAAAGAAGGTCAACCAGTTCGTATGCAATTATCCTTAGCCTTTAAAGAGCTTGAGCCAGTGTATGAGAGTGATTATCAAGAATCCATGAATGAGGGCTTTAAGAAAAATGTACCTGGTTATGAAGATCAACCTTCAATCGGCCCGAACGACATAGGATTCTAAAAATGGCATATTTTAACGAACTTCCGAATATTGAATATCTTTCAAGAAATGTAAATCAATCTTCAAATGAGGATTATACTCTGGCAAAGAATATCTTTAGAAGAGCGCGACTTCGTGAAGATATTGCAAATGCAGCTACAGCTTTTCAGTATTATCAAATTTCAGATAATGAACGACCTGAGCAAATCGCAGAGCGAATTTATGGAGACCATGAACTTGATTGGGTAGTTTTAATTACAAACAATATCATTAATTATAATGCTCAGTGGCCGCTGAGTAATGATAGTCTTTATGAATATCTATTAGACAAATATAATTCAGAAGAAGTATTTGATGATGTAAAATATCTTCAAACTATTGAGGTTCGTGATGAGTATAATCGTCTTGTGGTTCCAGGTAAACTACAAGTAGATGCTGATATATCTCAAAGATTTACTACAAATGATTCACTCTTATATAACCTCAAGACCTTTCCAGTACCAAATGATTATTATCATCTGAAGATTGATGTTAATCTAGGTCAATTTGTAGAAGTATGGGAACGTGATAATCAAGGTGAAGGTGAAGCTTATAATGGAGTAGAATATCAAATTACAGAAATCCGACTTGAGCAACAAGAAGAACCTACACCATTTCTATATCCTCCATATTCAAGATTAGACTATTCAAATCTTTTTGTTTATGGACGAACTGAAACTCAAAAGGTATTTGTTTTGAATACGCTTCAAGGTTGGCCAAGCACTTGGGGTGGCGTGTTAACTGTATATAATCAAGATTCTACAACTTCAGATATTGAACTTAAGAGTAATATTGGAGAACCGATTAACATTGCAAATGATTCACGTCTTTATAAGATTGTATCAAAAGAGGATGAGAACACTAATACCAAATTACCACAATTCAAATTCAACTCAATGAATACTCCATTTCCTGGACTTACAGTTACGATATTTAATGAGACTGTGATTAGTTATTTGAACACTACGGGTGAAGTAGTTGAAGTTAGAGGTCAACAAGAAAGTGTAACTAACTATGAGTATGAAGTTGAATTGAATGAAAATACAAGAAAGATACTTTTACTCAAACCAGAATATCTTGGTGTCTTTATAGGTGATATGACATCTATGATGAGTTATGATACTTCAAGTGAGAAGATTGATAATAGAACTAAGAGAGTATATAATTCTAAGATTTCATAACATTAAAAAAGCCCATCTTACGAGATGGGCTATAAAGTTTAAATCAAATTTCTGCTAGTTTTGAAAACCGTGCAAGATAATCTTCATTATCATCCTCATCGTCTACATCATCTGTAGAAAGAATAGAAGATGCTTTAGACTTCACATTTGAATAATCTTCTTCCAGTTCACTTTCAAGCTCAGGGTCGGGTCGCTTATTTGATGCACTTGAAGAATTACCATCAACAATAGACAAACGAGATTGAAGTTCTTCTGTAGATTTAAAGTTCTTTGGATTTGTGAACTCAGTCAAATCATAAAGGGAATTATAGATTTCCTCTAGTTTATCTTCATCGCCACCCAGAAGAGGTTCAGAATCCAGAAATTCAGAGTCATCATAGTTCCAATATTTCATTTTTTTGTTAATGATAATATTGAAATCTGCACCCTTAAACATGTCAAATACTTCAAGAGGCTTTTTACGCTTCGAAGCTGGCGCAAGAGCAAGTTTAATCTTATCTAGAATTTTTACACCATATTTATAGATTTTAACCTTACCATTATTTTCTGGATTTACAGGGTCATCAATGATATAAACATTAGAGTAATAATTTAGTTTCCTTTTGCGTCCTGGATTGTCATCGTCACCTCGGACAATATTCTCTTGCCCTTCTGCCCACATTTTACGATTGGAATCGCAGATGACACAAGTTTGTCCAAGACTAGTAGGACAACCTTCAATCAACCATTTGCCTGTAGTGCCCTTGAAGGCATGAGAATAGACTTCAACATATGCAACCTCATCATTACCTCCACCACCGGGTAGAAAGCGCACTGTGGCCTCTCCAGTGCCAGATTTACCCATCTTTGGAGTCCAGATACGATTATCTTCATCTCGTGAAGAAGAACCTTCATCCATTTTGTTGAATTTTTCAACAAGTTTATCAGTCAAAGAACCAAGTTTTGACTTTTTCTTATAATCAGCGAAAGACATGTTTTTTAAAATGCGATGTTGCGATGTTGCGTTATGA